ATGATTCAAACTTATTAAGGGCATTAACTGAATTTAACAATGATTTAAATCAAAGTTGAATAACAGATTGATGTCTAAAACAAGCTGAGATGTTTAACGAAGGAGTATCCTGTCATACTGGCAAACTCGGATTTTCATCTGAGCCTGGTGGTAAGACAAGAATATTCGCTATTGGTGATTATTGAAGTCAATTATCGCTTGAACGTATACAAACAAGTTTGTATGCGTTACTACGTGGAATAAGTACCGATGCAACATCAGACCAAGATAAAGGTTTTAAAACCTTAGTCGAGGAAAGTTGTGGTAAAGATACCTATTCATTCGATTTATCTAGTGCATCAGATCGAATCCCTGCAGTTTTGCAGAAGATAAGACTGAGCCTTATGACAAACGATGTCGTAGCTAATAATTGATTGACAATAATGACGGAACGAGACTTCTTTATTAAGCCATTAAACAAGACTGTGAGATGGACGGTAGGTCAACCATTAGGTTTACTATCATCTTTCCCAAGTTTTGCCTTATGGCATCATGATATCGTTCAACTATGTGCAAACTGAGAGAGATTCTTTCGAGGCAAGCCTCTTAAGTTCTTCAAACAGTATCGCATTTTAGGAGACGATATTGTGATTTATAATAAGAAAGTGGCGCATAGATACCAATGATTGCTTACTAAAATAGGTTTAGAAATAAACCTTAGTAAGTCGATTATCGGTGATCACGGATCCTCTCAATTGGAGTTTGCCAAAAGGCTAGCTCTAAGAGGGAGTGAGATGTCTCCTATCAAGGCTAATATTTTAAATAAAGACAAGAAGGTTTTCCTCCTTGATCTATTAGAAATACTAGTCAAGACAAGTTTCATCTCAACAGATTTGAGCCATTTCGGTTCATCTCAGATCCTCAAATCTCAGGATCTTCGAATCCTCCTTTTCGTATTTTGATTAAGATTCGGTGTAACGCCCGTCTTTACAGACGGTAACGCTACTGCTGATCTTAGACGTGATGAAATTATGAAAATCATAATGACAAAACGCTTCAATAATATCAAAGAGAAGGCACAGAATTGCATAATCG